AATTATTGTAGGAGGAGCATCATCAATGGGTAAAACTAGTTTTGCGCTTGCCTTAGCTTATAACGCTGCTTTATATACCAATACACCTACCGTTGTGTTTTCTTACGAAATGAGCGCGTTACAATTGCTTAGAAGGCTTGCTTCTATGGATTCTGGTATTAGCAACAGGTATATTACCAATGGAACTTTAAACGATGATGAGCTTAAGAAAATACATGAGTCAATTTATGCTATACAAGAAACTCCATTACATATAGACGAAGGTAATATAACATCATTAAATTATTTAGTGCATAGGATTAAAGAATATGTAAAAAATAAAGATGTTAAGCTTGTTATGATAGATTACTTACAGTTAGTTAGTTGTAAAAGTAAGTCTGGAACTAGAGAACAAGAAGTAAGTCAAGTAGCTAGAACTCTTAAAAATCTAGCTAAAGAGTTAAATATCACTGTAATAGCACTAAGTCAATTAAATAGAGGTGTTGGTAATCGTAACAATAGCAAACCAACATTATCTGATCTTAGAGAATCAGGCGAGATAGAGCAAGCTGCTGATGTAGTAATGCTTATATATCGTCCTGAGTATTATGGAATAGAGTTTAATGATAATGGAGAAAATAGTCAGGGAACCGCCAATATTATATTTGCTAAAGGTAGGAATATAGGTGTCGGGGAGGTGACTCTAACTTTTAAAAGTGAAATAACTAAATTTACAGATTATGAAAAAATATAGCCTTATAGGTAAATACCCAATGATAGCTGTAACGCTTATTGCGGCAGCAGTTTTTGTTGTTGGCCCCGTATTATTTTCATTGATTGTAGCAGGTATTATTGTACTTCCAATGTATTTAGCTGTTCAATTGTTTGGAGATAAAGATTAAATACTTATATTTGCCATCACATGAATGGTAAAAATAAAGAGAAAACTACAATACGAGCTATAGTTTCAGAGATAGCACATGACTTAGGTATTGATAAAAAACTTGTCAGACAGGTGTTACTGTTAACATTTAAAGAAATAGCAGTAACTTTAATATTAAGAGGTAGGCCTGTCATGATAAGAAGATTTGTAAAATTTGTAGTAGCTGCGTCTGCTGCAAACAAAATGAGAAAAGATAAATTAGAAAAAGAAAAAAAATGAATTTAAAAGATTTAAGTAAAGAACTGCCATTCAAGTGGCGCGTGCAATCTACTAAGTTTGGAAAAACAACTTGTGTTGCGTATATAGATGCTAGAGATTGTCAAGACTTATTAGATGAAGTAGTAGGTCCAGATAAATGGCAGAGTATGTTCTATGAAGAAAACAATTTATTGTTTTGTAAAATAGGTATATTAACAGGTGATAACTGGGTGTGGAAATCAGACACAGGATCAGAGTCTAAGGTAGAAAAAGATAAGGGTCATGTGTCAGATGCATTTAAACGTGCATGTGTATCATGGGGTATAGGTAGATTCTTATATAGATTACCAATACAAACTTTAACTACAAAACAATGGAAGGGTAAAGACTATCCATATGCTCCAGAGAAAGATAAGATTATCTTTGATGGAGATACATTAACTAAGTATATTAACTGGAAAATTAAAAACAATAAATAATGAGTGCATTACCGTTTAATTTAAACGCAACAACAACAAAAAGAGCTGTAGGTGAAAAAGTAGAATACATTACACCTGGAGCACACGAATGTAAAATCACAGGACTGACTACATCGGAACAATTAGAAGACTACAAAGGATCTCCATTTATACAATATGCCGTAACAAGTAACGGTAAGGTTGGTAGATGTAGATTTTGGGTGGTAAAAGAAACTGATAAACAATCAACACAAGAATGGAAATCTAAGCAAATTAAAGACTTTCTAGTAAACTCAGGAGTGCAAGATTTTAGTGATGACAGTAAAGCTATGAATGATGCTATAGGAAATAGTTTAATGGTTACGTTTATATCAGAAGAATACATTAGTAAAAACAGAGATAATCAAGAGCCTGTAATTAGAACTGCTACTAAGTATAGATGGTCTGCTAAGTCAGGAGGAAAATGTACATATAACAATGACATGAACCAGACTTTAACTGATGAGCAAATGGCTGATTTTAGCAAGCAACATTCTGATTGGTCAAATGCAAATAGCTCTATAAGTGCTGCTGCAGCTGATGATGATATGCCTTTCTAAAGATATATAAGTGAGAGAGATAACAGATCCTGAGGATCAGGTAAGTGTCCTGCTAGACAGGTTAAACTTTTAAGATTTAAGTGCGCCAAAACTCCAAGGGTGAAACTCTCAAATTTATTATTATCTTTGCATTATGGCAGAGATATTTATAGCAGGAAATGTCCCATCTAGTAAGAACGGAAAACGATGGACAGGAAAGTATTTAATCCACTCTAAAACAGTGATGAATTACATAAAAAACACAAAAGAGGATTGGGTAAATAATAAAAACAAATTTGAAGAACTAGTGAAAGGCAAGGAGATACCATATGAAATAGAATTTACATTTATAAGAAATAGTAGAAGAAAATTTGATTATATAAATCCTTGTCAAACAGTTCAGGACTTAATGGTAAAATATGATTATATTCAAGATGACAACTGTGATTGTATCATCCCTAGTTTTGGGGAGTACAAATACGACAAAGAACATTCAGGAGTAATAATAAAAGTATTATGACAAATACAACAATTTTGAACAACTTTATTACAGACTATTGTGAAAGAGTTGATATATCACTAGATGTATTGAAATCTAGAAGTAGAAAAAGAAATATAGTAGAAAGAAGAATGGTTATTGCGCATGTATTAAGAAACAGAGTCGGGCTAACGCTCACGCAGGCAGGAAACTGTATTAATAAAGATCATGCAACTGTAATACATTATAACAAAGCTATAGAAAATTTCTTAGTAGTATACCCTCACATAAAAGTCTTATACAGCCACGCTGTACAGTCTTATGAGAAATTTAAAATACAACTACATTGTACTTATGATATAAATATCACAAAGTATGAGAAAGAAACAAAACTAGTAGATATACTATTAGAAAATCAAGAAAAATTAAAACAAAAAATTAATAACTTAGAAAAAGAATTATATGGCAAAGAAAACTAAAAAAATAGAAATCAATATTATGGGGTCAAAATACAAAGTAGATGAAGATGTAAATAAAACTTTACAGGCTTTATCAGAAGCTTTACACTCTCATGAAGTTGCATTATTAACTTGGGCTCATAAAGATTATAATGGAGCAGAAACTAATGATTTAGATGGATTTAGAAATGCATTAAATGAGTATTGTCTGAACATACCTGAAGCTGAAAATATTCTAAAAAGAATGGTAGAGCTAGACAAGCAACATTTAGATGATGCAGAAAAAAGAAAAGAAGGAATTAGTGCTGAAGAGTTTTACAAAAAAGAAGACAAGCCTAAGAAAGAACAGGGAGCAAATTAGTAGTAACTACTTTGTAGAGCTTTCTCGGTTTGTTTTTAATTGCATAGAGGCCCTCTTTCGGGAGGGCTTTTATGTACTATAATAAAAAAAATGAAATTAATAAAAGATCACAACTTATCACATCACAACTACTACGAAGATACTGAATATGTATCTAACAGTATGTTGAGCAACCTTACTGGTAAATCACCAGAATATTTTAGATTTGCTTTAGATAATCCACAGCCGTCTACACCAGCAATGAAATTTGGATCTGCATTACACATGAATGTATTGCAACCAGAAGAGTTTAATAAGCACTACGCTGTATCTCCTAAATTTGATAAAAGAACTAAACAGGGAAAGGCGGATTACGCAGAATTTGTAAAAAATAATATATTTAAAACTGTTATATCAGAACAAGACTATCATTTAATAGAACAAATGACAGAAAAGCTAATGAGAGATGACGATGCTAAGCTTATGTTAACTAATGGTCTTAAGGAGCAAATTATAGTATGGGAAAACGAAGAGCATGATGTTAAGTGCAGAGGTATGCTTGATGTATACAATAAAGATGCTAATATTATAGTAGACCTAAAAACAACACAAGATAGCTCTTATTACGGCTTTGCAAGCTCTGTAAGGAAGTTTAAGTATTATAAGCAAGCTGCATTCTACATGGATGCTGTAAAGGCTCATGAGTTCTATATTGTAGCAATAGAAAAAAGCCCACCATTTAGTATTAACATTATACAAATAGGTGATGACTTGCTAGACAAGGGTAGAGAATTATATAATAGAGATTTAGAAATTTATAAATACTGTACTGATAATGATTATTGGCCTAGTCAAGGATTTGATTATCTAGATAAGAAATCAGAAAGAAGTATACATATAATGAATGAAAATATATTATAATGAATCCACAATTCAAACAAAAGTTTATAAAGTATTTATTTAAACTTATCCCAACTAGTATAAGAAGAGAGTTTGGAGATTTTGAAATGACGGAACACAATACGGGATATATCAGGATGCATGGAGGTAACGTGCATTCTGTATATCTTATTTGTAGGCCATCTAAGCACTCTGAATTACAAGGAGAAATATTTGTTAAGTACAAGTATAAAGAAAAAGACTTTGTTTATGACAAGATATACTACAGGCCTGATGGCTGTAATGAATACAGGTACAACAAAGACTTTGATATAGACGCTATATATCTTACAGGATACTCTATACTACCTACTTTAGACCCTATAACTAAAAAGCATTTCTTTGAAACTCTAAAAGAATGGGAGCAAACAGATAATATTCTAAAAGAAACTAATGAATATGTATCTGCATATCAGGTTATTAAAAATAAAGAAAAGGTAAGAATAGCTTATATAATATGCTCTGATAAGATTACATCAGTAAATGATGAAACACAGAAAATAGTAGATAGTATTACAGAAAATTTTACTATTAAAAATTGTATATACGGCTGTAAAGGAACTTTAGAAAAAGATAAAGTTATAAAATCAGACCCTATATACTTAATAGTATATGATAAGAATGCAGAGAATATAGCAAAACAATTAAAAAAGAAAGTATGAAAAATTCAGTAGTATTTGAGGGAGGTATTGATAAAGTTAGTACCTTAGCAGACGGAAGCTTAAGGGTTTACCTTGGGACTCCAGAACTAACAAGTGA